CCTCTCACCGGCCCCGTCCGCCGATGGCGGCGCGGATGCCGGAGCTCCCCCAAAGGGGAAGCCGGGAATCAAGGAAGGCGAGACCGGCGAAGGGGAGCAGGCCGAAAAGAAGGCCGCAGACCCGGCGGAAAAGCGCCGGGCCTTTGGCCAGCTGATGCAGGGCGAGTATGCGGCGGAGTTTGAGGAAGCCATGCAGCGCGCGGCACAGGTGGCGGCGCAGAACATCCAGAACAACCCCCAGGTGAAGGCGCTGATGGATGCGCTGGGCGAGGCCTACGGTGTGGACGCCAGCAGCCCGGACAGCCTGACCGCGCTGACCGACGCGGTGAAGAACGGCAAGGTGAAGAACGACGCCTATTACGAGACCCTTGCCGCCGAAAAGGGCATCAGTGTGAAGACGGCCCGGGAGATGGACCGGATGGAAGGGGAGCTGCAGCGGGCCAACGCCGAGAAGCAGCGGGCCGAACAGATGCGCGCGGCCGCCGAGCACCAGCAGCGTGTGGCGGCGGTGCAGGCGCAGTGGCAGGCGGAAGCGGAAAGGCTGCAGCAGAAGTACCCGAGCTTTGCGCTGGACGAAGTGCTGAACAACCCGGCCGTGGCGGACATGATCCGGCGGGGCATCGGGTTGGAAGCGGCGTACCGCGCGGCCTACTTTGACCAGCTGATGGAGAACCAGACCGCCCAGACCGCAAAGCAGGTGGAACAGGGTGTGGCAGCCCGCATCCAGCAGCGCGGCCAGAGACCCACCGAGAACGGCGTGCGCCCCGGCGGCGCGGCAGAGACCAAGGTGGACGTGGAGCACATGACCCGCGCACAGCGGGCCGAGCTGGCACGCCGGGCACGGCGCGGGGAACGGATCGTGCTGTGAGAATGAATTTCCCGCGCGAAGGGTGCGAGAAAGATAAAAACCTTTTGAAGGAGGACGACAAGATGAACATCTACAAGAAGATGGACCTGCAGCTGTTTGCTGACGCAAGCGCACAGCTGCAGAACACCACCGCCACCAGCGGCATGTCCGCTGAAATGAAGACCTACTACGAGAAGACCCTGCTGGACCTGGCAGAGCCTGCACTGGTGCATGACCAGTTCGGCGACAGCTACCCCATCCCGGCCAACAACGGCAAGACCATTGAGTTCCGCAAGTACACGGCGCTGCCGAAGGCCACCGAGCCCCTGACCGAAGGTGTGACCCCGGCGGGCCAGACCCTGACCGTGACCACGGTGACCGCAGACGTGCACCAGTACGGCGGCTGGGTGTCCCTGACCGACATGCTGGACCTGGCCGCCATCGACAACAACGTGGTGCAGGCCACGAACCTGCTGGCAAGCCAGGGCGGCCGCACCATGGACACCATCGTGCGCGACATCCTGAACGGCGGCACCAACGTGATCTATGCGCCCAAGGTGGCCGACGGCGTGGAGACGGCCGTGAGCAGCCGCGCAGACCTGGACAAGACTGCGCAGCTGACCGTGGACGTGATCAACCAGGCCGTGGCCCTGCTGCAGGCCCAGAACGCGGACCCCATCGGCGACAGCTATGTGGCCATCGTGCACCCGTACACCAGCTACGACATCCGCAAGGACCCGGCATGGGTGGACGCCCACAAGTACGCAGCCCCGGAGGAAATTTTCAACGGCGAGATCGGCAAGATCAACAACGTGAGGTTCGTGGTGTCGAGCGAGGCGAAGATCTGGACCGGCACCGGCTGCCCGACGGGCCTGGCGGTTTTCAGCACCCTGGTGCTGGGTGCCCACGCCTACGCTACCACCGAACTGGAAGGCGGCGGCATGCAGCACATCGTGAAGCAGCTGGGCTACGGCGACGACCCGCTGAACCAGCGCGCGTCCGTGGGCTGGAAGGCCACCAAGACCGCCGAACGCCTGAGCGAGCCGTACATGGTACGCATTGAGAGCTGCAGCGAGAGATACAGCGCCAAGGCACTGGCGAATTGACACAAAGCCGCTGGCGCGGCATGATGTGCTGCGCAATGAGGATGCCCGGACGGGCAAATGATGTCTGCCCATGGGGCAGATGATGTGCGCTGCGGCGCATGAAAGGAGAAACTATGGCAGTAAAGAAGCAGGAAGCTGCGGTGCAGGACACCGCGGAAAAGACCGAGGCCGTGCTGGAGAACGCACAGGCAGAGAAGGACACCGAGATCGTGCATCTGTTCAAGGACGGGCACCGCTACAGCGAGCCCGTTTTCGTGGGCGTGAACGGCGAGACTTATCTGATCCAGCGCGGTGTGGACGTGGAGGTGCCGAAGGCCATTGCCGAGGTGCTGCGCCACAGTGAGGAGATGGACAACGCTGCAGCGGAGAAGATCGCGGCGGCAGAGGCGGCCGCGGTGCAGCAGGCACAGCGCGTGTAATCTGACAGAAACAACGGACACCCGGTACAGCGGCACTCTGGCTGTGCCGGGTGTTTTTGCATGAAGGAGTTGATGAGATGACGGCAGGACAGGCAATTGAACAGGCCGACGAGATGCGGCCGAACAACGAATTTTCCGACACGCTGAAACAGAACTGGCTGCGGCAGTGCGACGCGCGGCTGCGCTCCAGCGTGGTGCAGCGCAGCACATGCAGCGACTTTGACACGGTGGGCGCGGACAAGGCATGGGCAGACAGCCTTGCCTACGACACCGAACTGCTGGCACCGGAGGAGTTTGGCCCGCTGTACACCCACTGGCTGTGCGCGCAGATGGACATGGCGCTGGGCGAGACGGCCCGGGCCACGAACGCGCTGCAGATGTACAGCGACTATGTGCAGGAGTTTGCTGCGTGGATGCGGCGGAAGTATCCCCCGGCGGGCGGCGTGCAGTGGAGGTATTGACGTGATCGACGGAACGAACCTGAACATTTTACAGGCCGGGCGACAGCTGCTGCGGGCCTTTGGCGGCGTGAACGAGACCTATGGGTGCAGCGAGGCAGAGCTGAGCCGGGAGATGAACTTTTCCAGCCGGGGATACCCGGCGCTGCAGACCCGGGCCCCGCGCAGGAAGACCCGGGAGGTGAAGGATGTGAACGGCATGTACCACCTGAACGGCCTTTTGCTCTGCCGGGGCACCACGCTGGAGTACACGCCGGACGCAGATGACGCCCGCAGCGGGGCTGTGGTGCTGGAAAATGCTCTGACCGACGAGCACAAGGCGCTGGCGGGCATGGGCACGAAGGTGCTGATCTGGCCGGACAAGAAGGCCTTTGACACCGAGACGGGCACCCTGACCGACCTTGCCGCGAAGTGGGAGCTGGGGGACGAAGCCATGACCGTGACGCCCTGCGACACGGAAGGCGTGCTCTACCACCCCACCGGCGTAGGAGACACCGAACCGGAAAAGCCGGAGGACGGGCAGCTGTTTTTGAAAAGCACCGACGACGCGCCCTACGGCACCGGCAGCGTGCTGCTGAAGTACAGCGCGAAAAACAAGAAGTGGCAGGAAGTGCTTTTGCAGACGGTGCGCATCCACTGCCCGGGCGTGGGCGGCGTGCTGAAGGAGGGCGACACTGTGACCCTGAGCGGGATGCCGCAGGCCGTGTGCGACGCCGTGGCGGCGGGGCTGAACGGAGAGATCACGGTGGGGACGCTGGAAGAAGATGACATCATTGCGACGCTGGTGCCCACGGAGGACACGGACCGGTATTACGGCAGCTGGACCATCGGGCGCACCGGCACCACCTGGCAGAGCCTGGACGGCAAAGTGACCGAGAACGAAGCCGCGAGTGCACCGGTGACCATGGAACGGCGGGTGCCGGACTTCGATTTTGTGACCGAACAGGGCAACCGGGTGTGGGGCTGCAGCCGGAAGGAGAACACCGTTTACGCCTGCGCCCTGGGCGACCCCACCAACTGGTACAGCTACCGGGGCATCGCTTCGGACAGCTACGCAGTGAGCGTGGGCAGCGACGGGGCGTTTACCGGCGCGGCCAGCTGCATGGGGTATGTGCTGTTCTTCAAGGAGAACTGCATCCACAAGCTGTACGGCTCGAAGCCCAGCGACTACCAGCTTTCCAGCGTGCGGTGCCGGGGCGTGGCGGCGAACGCAGCGGGCAGCCTGTGCGTGATCGCGGAGACGCTTTATTACCTTTCGCCGGACGGGGTGATGGCCTGGGGCGGCAGCCTGCCCACAAAGGTGTCCGGGACGCTGGCCACCGGCAGGCTGACGGCGGTGGAGTGGGCCATGGGCGGCAGCCTGGATGCGCGGTACTACCTTTACCTGAAACGAAAAACGGAGACCGGCGGGCGGCTGCTGGTGTACGACACGGAGACGGGACTGTGGCACGAGGAAAGCCCGGCGGGCACCGAAATGGTGGGCACCGGGCAGCAGCTGTATCTCTGGGACGGCAATGCCCTATGGGCGGCAGACCCGGACCGGGAGGAGGACGGCGAGACCGAGACGCGGTTACAGTTTGAGGCGGTGACCGGCGACATTGGCATGAGCAGCCCGGACGACAAGTATGTGAGCCGGGTGACGCTGCGGCTGGATGCACTGGCCTACACAGTGGTGGATGTGGCCGTGAGCTACGACGGCGGGGACTGGGAGACGGTGGGCAGCTGCGCGGCAGTGCGGGCAGACGAGCGGATCAACCTGCCCTTTGTGCCGCGGCGGCACGACCTGATGCGGCTGAAGTTTTCCGGCAGCGGGCAGATGGTGCTGCGCAGCGTGGCCCTGACGCTGGCGGACGCAGCCGGAGGACGGGTGAGCGGCGCGGTGCCGAGACGGTAGAAAGGAGCGAAACAATGGCGAGTGTGGCGGGACTGGCGGGCATCGGCCTGCCGAAGTTCAGCGCGGACATGCCGGCCGAAGATGCCGAAGCGCTGACCAACTACCTGTACCAGCTGCAGGAACAGCTGGGGTATGTGCTGACCAATCTGGACAGCGAGAACATGAACGAGGACTTTTTGAAGAAGGTGAAAAACGCATGAGTAGACTGACGGACGCGAGAAGCGAGCTGGAACGCTACGAGCAGACGAAGCCCGCGGACTATCAGAGCAAGTACCAGGGGCAGATCAAGGACGTGATGGGCCAGATCGACGGCATGGGCGACTATGACTATGACCCGGCGGCGGACACGGCATACCAGCAGTACAAGAGCCAGTACACCCAGAAGGCGAAGCTGGCAAACCAGAATGCCCAGGCGGATGCCAGCGCACGGACCGGCGGCTACGGCTCCAGCTACGGCACCCAGGCGGGCCAGAAGGCCTATGCATCGACCATGAACGACCTGGACAACGTGCTGGACGGCCTGATGAGCCAGAGCCGCAGCGAGTACAACACGAAGAAGGCCGGGCTGCAGACAGAGCTGAGCGGGCTGCAGAGCGCCGAGGAGAACGACTACAACAAGTACCAGAAGGACCTGGCGAACTGGAAGGACGGGCTTTCTTACCGGCAGAACGAATACCAGAACGCCTACAACGAGCACCAGCAGAACACGCAGGGCTTTTTGAACGGGCTGCTCCAGGTGATCGGGCTGGCGGCGCAGATTTTGCCGTTCTTTTTGTAAAGAAAGGAGAACACAATGGGCGTATTTTCGAGACTGAACAATGCACAGAAGAAGCTGACCGACGCGGAGAACGCGATGCCGGGGGCTTATGACAACAGCTATGACCAGGACATCCAGAACGCGCTGCAGAACATGACCGGCCAGAACCAGGCGGGCACGGGTTACGCTTCGACCGGCGACAGCTACCGGGGCGCGCTGAGCCGCCTGTTTAACAATGCAGGCGCAGGGGCCGACGCGGCCGCGCAGACGGCACAGGGGCTTTCCGGCGGGTACGGGGCGGACTGGGCCCAGAGTGCGGCGAACCAGGCGGCGGCCAGCCAGACCGGCAGCACGGCGGGCACGCTGGCGCAGGCCCGGGCGGACGCACTGACCCAGTGGCAGCAGCAGCTGAGCGGAACCAGCAGCCAGCTGAACGCGCTGCTGGGACAGGACCAGCTGGAACGCAGCGAGTACGACGGCAGCGTGAGCAACGCGGCAGACTGGCGAAACTACCAGTACGACCAGACCCAGCAGGCGCGGCAGGAAAAGAGCGATTTCCTGAGCAACGCGTGGAATGTGCTGAAGAACGTGGGCGCAGCGGCGCTGGAAGGGTATGACGCTTACCGCGGATACCGGCAGCAGGACTGGGAGAACGCTTTCGCAGAGCGGCAGTACAATGACAGTCTGACCCGGAACGAGCTGAGCGACCAGATGGCGGCACTGCAGCAGGCGGCTGCCTACAAGCAGGCCGGTTTTGATGACGCAGCAACGCAGCTGCTGGCAAAATACGGGCTGGACAGCACGATGCTGGACACCTGGCAGGGGCTTTCGCAGGTGGACCAGGATAAGCTGACCTATCTGACCACGGCAGCGGGTCTGGCAGGCAGCGGCTACGACACGGCGGCCAAGAGCTATCTGACGGCGGTGGGGCTGGACCCGAACAGCATCGACTATTACAGCACCATTGCAAACCGGCAGAACCAGAGCAACCTGAACCTGCTGAGCGGTCAGCTGCAGCTGCAGCGGAAGTACGGCACGAAGACCGGCAGCAGTAGGAGCTCGGGCAGCAGGTCGAGCGGCAAGAGCGGGAGCACCGGCACGGGCAAAGCGGCCGGATACACGCAGCCGCAGCTGAACACGATGCTGACCAAGTACAACACGATGAAGCCGACAGATGCGAGCTACGACTACTACACCGAAGTGTTGGCCAATGCAGGGCGCATCGACCGGCTGACCGGCACGGGCAACCCGGGCAAGGCGAACGGCACACCGTATGAACAGGGCATGTACAAGGCGCGGCAGCTGGCCAACAGCGGCTACAGCCAGAGCCAGATCGCCAGCGCGCTGGCAAATGACAGCGGCCTTTCCAGTGACCTGGTATCGAGCATCATGAACCAGATCGACTATGAGTGGCTCGGAACGAAATGATGAGGTGAGCATATGGGCTGGACAGCAAAAGAGATCGACGAACTGCGCAAGGGCAAGAACGGCACGGCGGGCAGTACGGCCGGAAGCAGCAGTGCACACAGCAGCACCGCTGCGGGGAGCCGGAGCACGGGCACCGGCAGCGGCTGGACACCGGAGAAAATCGACGCGCTGCGGGGCGGCAGCACCGGGAAACGGACCACCGAAGCATGGGAGAACCGCAGTGCGGGGACCAGCACCGAGACCCGCCGCGCCCGGACGAACACGGGCAGCAGCCAGAGCAGCACCGGGGGCAGCCTGGGCGGGCAGGTGCTGGCACAGATGATGGGCAGCACGAACCCGAAGCTGCAGCTGGAGGTGCCGGGCAGCGGGACCCAGAGCGAGAGAAACGGCACCCGGGGCGGCACGGCACAGCCGGAATGGCTTGGAAAGGTTGGCAGCAGCACCCCGGCGGCGCAGGTGCGCGGTACGGTGAAGCCGACCGAGAAAAAGCGGCAGCCGTATGCAGCAACCGGCGGCGCGATGCAGCTGCAGAGCGGATACGGCGCAGTGAACAGCGCACCGAATGCAGATACGCTGAAACAGACCATTGCGGCGGGCGACGGAAAACGGGTGGACTGGTATGCACGTACGGCACAAGAAGCAAAAGAGGATTTTGCCAGAAACAGCGAGCCCGACCGCTTTGATGAACTGAACCAGTGGATGGATGCGGACCCGAAACACCGGGAGCTGGTAAACCTGATCCGGGGCGGCACCGGAGAACAGCAGCCTTATGTCCAGCGCGGCAACGCGATGCAGGCACAGGACGGAACCGGCGCTATGGCCAGTGCACCCACGGCACAGAGCACCGGGAGGCGGGACTACACCGACGCGGAACTGCAGGCAAAGGGATACACGCAGACCGAGATCAACGAGGCAAAGGCATACATCCGGGATTTCGATGCCTTGCCCGCGTGGCAGCGTGCGGTACGGCGCACGTCGAACACCATCGGCGGCATTGCGGAAGAAATTGCCGCAGGCGGCCTGCAGATGGGCGAAAATGCGGTGCAGGCCGTGAAGAACAGCAGCGTGACAAAGAAGAACCGGGATGCCCTGAAAGAAAGCCTGGCAGGAGACGCTCGGCAGGAAAAGCTGTTCAAGCTGGTGGACACGGTGGACTCCAACGGAAGCCCGAAGTACAGCGACGCTGAGCTGATTACAAAGGGATACACGCAGGGCGAGATCGACGACATGCGCAGCCGGTATGCGGCCACCGAGGTGAAGGATGCCGTTGACCCGGAAAAGAGTGTGGGCTACCAGCTGCACAAGCGCAGCCAGGACCTGACCGGCGCAGCGCTGAGCGGCCTTTCACCGCTGGCGCAGAAGGCACTGGGCATTGTTTCCAGCGCAGGCGAGAACCTTGTGGTCGCAAGCATCGACCCCGCGATGGTACTGCCGGTGCTGAGCTTGCAGGGAGCCGGAGAAAGCATGGGCCAGAGCGTGGAAAAGGGCGACAGCGCGGGCAAGACGCTGGCAGGCGGTGCGCTGAAGTTCGGCGCGGGATGGGCCATCAACAGTGTGGGCGCGGCAGACCTGGCCAAGACCATGGGTACGGACTACGCAAAGGACACGCTGGCGGGGAAGCTGGCAGACCTGGTGCGCAGTGTGGCAGATAACGGTCCGCTGGCACAGCAGTACCCGGTGATCGCAAACGCCGTCTCGGGCGGTGTGGACAACGCCATGCAGGCTTTTGTGGAGACCTATGCGGACATGGCCATTGACGCGGCGCTGGGCGACAGTGACGCGGCGCAGAACCTGTTCAAGAAAGACACCTTCCTGAACGCGGTGGAAAGCGGCCTGACCGGCGGCGCTTCCGGTGCGCTGGGCGGCGCTGTGGGCACCGGGCTGGGAAAGATGAATGCGGCGCTGGATGCGGCAGCGGGCGGACCCCTCTCACCGCTGCAGTCCGGCGATGCCGGAGCTGCAACGGAGCTCTCCCGAGGGGAGAGCCTTCCTCAAAGGAATGCAGAGCAGGAAGAAAGCGCGCACGCGGCTTCCCCTCATCAATCGCCTTCGGCGACAGCTTCCCCCGAGGGGGAAGCCTTGAGCCCGGCGGACATGCAGGCACAGCAGGCTGCAGAGATGGTGCAGGCTGCACAGGAAGCGATGGGCGCGCAGAGCACGGCACAGACGGTGCGCAGCGAAAACCAGGCGGTGCAGCAGCTGGCCGCTGCCATGGCGGACGGGGAACTGACCGGAAAAACCATCAACCTGTTTACCCCGAATGCGGCGAACGAAGCAAACCGAGCGGCGTTTGCGGAAGAATACGGCATCGAGCTGCCGAAGACGGCGGCAAAGACGCGGCAGATGCTGCGGGAACTGGCAGCACAGCAGCAGAGCACCCAGGTTGCACCTGCAGAAACTACAGCGGCAAACGAGGAAAAGCCGGCCGAAACTACGGAAACCGCAGCGGAAACACCGGCGCAGCAGGCGGAAAGCGGGCAGGGCTACAGCGTGAGCCTGAGCAACGACACCATGACGGTGCGCTTTGCCGACGGGACCGAAACGGTGCAGAAAGTGGACCTGGAAGACCCGAAGACACTGCTGTTTGACCCGGAACAGCTGCACCGGCAGGCGCAGGCAGAAAGCCAGGCTGCGCAGCAGAACGCTGTGGAGAACACCGGGGAAACGGTGGAAAGCAGCCCGGCGGAACAGCACGGCGGGCTGCGGGAGACCTACGGTCTGACGCAGCAGAGCCGGAGCACACAGCAGCGGCAGGTGCAGCAGGAGCTGACCCGCTGGAAGGTGTCGGATGCGGCGAGCGAGACCATCAGTAAAAACATGCCGGTGGGCATTGGAGATGCCGAGCGGTATGCGGCCGCAGCCAGCAGTCTGTACCGTCTGGGCCAGATGGAAGATGTGACCACCTTTGACAAGGCGATGGAGCTGGCGCAGGGCATGAACGGGCTTGCGGTGAACACCGAGTATGTGCTGGCACAGGACGGCGGCAGGCAGGCTTTACAGCTGGCGTGGCTGCAGGGGCACGGCGAGATGGAAGCCGGGAGCATGCAGCGGGGGACCCTGGGCGGAGAACTGACCGAAAAGAGCACCAGCGGCAGCGGACGGGTGCTTTATAAGGGGACCATGCGCACGGCAAACGATGTGGGCACCCAGTTGATCGAGCTGAACGCCCGGGCTACGGACACCGACGCAGTGCTGAAGACGGTGCTGCAGGGCAATGACCGGGTGAAAGCCTATGTAGACACCGAGGTGGCACAAATCTATTTTGCGGACAGCGCCGAGGACGTGTTCGGCACCATCCTGCACGAGGACTACCACTGGTACAACTCGCTGGACGCCGAAGGCGCACAGGCACTGCAGCAGCGCGCGCTGGAATTTCTGGCCAAGAGCGAGGGCTATGAGAACATCGACGCGATGATCCGGGAGAAAGCTGCGGACTATGCACAGCAGGGCCTGACCTATGAACAGGCGGCGGAAGAACTGGTGGCGGACGCCTGGCGCGGCATCTTCAGCGATGAAGCGAGCTTCAAGCGCTGGGTGGAGTTCCAGCGGCAGCAGGCTGAGAAGAATGCGGGCCGGGCAGGCACCATCCGCAAAGTGATGAACAAGGTGAAGGAACTGCTGAGCGACATCGTGAGCCGCGCAAAGGAAGTGCTGGCCAAGGACCCGGAGAACAAAGCAGCCCTGCGGGCACAGCGCCTGGCCGAAGCGGAAAAGCGGGTGCTGCAGGACGAATACTTTGCCCACGCGGAAAAGGCTATGGACAGCCTGCGGAGTGCAAAAGAAAACGCCGCAGCCCTTGAGAACAAGGGTGCGGCGGAAGGAACACGATTCAAGCTGCATGAGGACAGCGAGTCTCTGACAGAACAGATGAACGATCATCTGGGTGAACTGGAAGAAATGGAGCCGGTAGCGGAAATCCGTGGAAATGAGGTGAATTTCGGGAAAAACGCGAGGGAGAATGTTGAGAACATTGATGCTTTTTTCGATTCGATCGGAAATAAAGTGGAAAGAGAAAACTTTGGAATCGTTGAATTAAAGCATTATGGCGCGAATAAAACAGTGCGTCATGGAAATAGCGCAGCAAAGCAGGCTGCGGTTGCAGCTATTCCGGGAGTGATTCGTAACGGCAATCAGATTGGATATGAAAAAAACTGGCAAGGCAAGGGCTATGACACATATGTTTTTGCTGGGCCGGTAATTATGGATGAAACCAGAATCAACGAAGCGGTAATTGTGAACTCTTACACAAGAGAAGACGGCAGAAAAGCTTTTTATACACACGAAGTGTGTTGGTCGGATGGTAGTTATGTGACATTTGACGATGCCGGAAAACCGACAAAAAAAGAAGATACTCCCACACATCTCCCGATGGATGTGCGGAGCAGCGCTATGGCTGCTCAGGAAGTATCTTCTGACACAAGTATAGCACAGGAAACCGCCGAAAACAAGGGAAATAACGGGACGCTGAAGAAAAATGTGCGGTATCAGCTGAGCGAGACAGACGAGCTGACGAAGCTGCGCGACGAACAGCAGCAGCTGGACAAGCAGCGGCGGGCCCTGAAGGAAGAACGCAGTGCCTGGCTGGAAAGCGATGCAGTGAAGGCAATCGAAGCGAAGAAGAAAGCACTGGGCATCTTTTCTGCGGAAGCAAAAGCCTACCGGGACAGCGAAGAATACCAGAATTACCTTGCAAAGCGCAAAGACTACAATGCCCGCATGGCGCAGCTGGATGACCAGAGCGCCGCGCTGGACGACCGGATGAAAGCGGTCAATGCCCGGATGCAGCAACAAAGAGCGGCAGAGGGCAAGGCAGAACAGGCGGCGTATGATGCAAAGGCCGAAGCCTACGGCAGCAAGGCAGAATACCGCCGCGCACTGGCAAAGGAACAGTTTGGTACGACCGAGGATTTCAACCGGGCGGGGTACATCCTGCCGGACGGTCAGATGCTGAACTTTGCCCAGAATGACCGCACCCGAGACACCGACCACCGGGAGATCATGAGTGTGTTCGGCCCGGCGGAGGTAAAGACTGGAACGGAAGCCTTAAATGAATTTTTGCTGGACGGCAACGTGCGCGTGATGGCCGAGGGACCTGGCATCGACCTTTCGGCAGACACGGCACCCACCGCGCAGCAGCTGGAACAGATCCGGCAGATGGCGCAGGAGCTGGGCAGCGCACGCAGGCAGTTCACGCTGGACATCTCTACGGCGGACGGCCGGGTGGCGGCCAGCAAGGAGTACAGCGGCCGGGTGGACGCTGACCGCGTGGTGCGGGAAATCCGGGACTATTACCGGACCGGAGAGCTGGCACAGGAAAGCGGCCTTGCGAAGTTCCGCTATCAGCTGGCAGAGCAGGCCAGCCGGGACGCGAAGAAGAACGACCAGCAGACGGCGAGCCGGGCCATTGCGGACAAGGCGGCAGCGCTGGACACGCTGAGCCAGTTCTTTGGGCTGACACGGGGCGTGAAGGTGAGCCAGAGCAACATTGAAGGGCTGGCCAGCCGCTGGGCAAAGGCCAACGGCAGCAGGGTGGACCGGGCAAAGCTTGCACGGGAGACCGAAGTGTTGGTGGAGTACCTGAAGGCGGACGGCGCGGACATGGAGAAGGGCCAGGCGCTGGCAGAAACGCTGGCAGGCGAAATTCTGGACGGGGCGACCTACCGCAACAGCGAACTGTGGGACGAGTACCCGGAGCTGCACAAGCTGGAATACACCGTGAACAAAAACGGCAGTGCGAAGGAAGAACTGGTGAAGGCCTACGGCAGCTGGAGCGCAGCGGTGGCCGAAGCCCGGAAGCACGGCGTGAGCCTGCGGCAGGCCGAAGGCGTGCGGGACGGCAACCCCGTGGAGCAGTATGACAGCGTGATCAACGACAACCGGGCCGTGGGCGGCACCAGCGACGGCGCGAAGGCGCTGTGGAAGGCAGCGGCGCAGCAGGCCGGAGTGGACGGTGCAATGAGCATGGAAAGCACTGAGTGGCTGAACGTGCTGATGAACCTGCACGACGCCATCAAGCCCGCGACGCAGAGCAGGTTTGCAGACGACGCCGAGTATGAGGACGCCAAGGTGGAGTTGGCGGGCCGGATCATCGGGGACATCCTGAACACACCGGAGATGACCGACGCCCAGGCCATCTTTGAGGGCATCCAGCAGCACAACCTGCAGGTGGCGAAAGCGGCCGCGGGCAGTGAGGAGCGGGCCGCCGAGGTGGAAAAGGGCCTGAAGGGTGTGCAGAAGGCGCAGCAGCGGGAGTTCAACCGCCGGATGTACGAGAACCGGCGTGCGGCAAACCAGAGCGCCGAGGTGCAGCAGATGACCGAACTGCAGCGGCAGAACGCACAGGCTGAAAAGCTGCTGGACGAGAATCTGGAGACCTTGGGCGTGGATACTTCCAACGTGGGCAACCTGAACGAAAAGCTGACCTTCCTGCGGGAAAGCTACGAGCGGGAGATGAAGCAGGAAGTGAAGCGCATGAAGGCCGAACGGCAGGAGATGCTGGACGAAGCAAAGCTGGAAATGCAGAAGCTGCGCAGCGAGAAAAACGAACTGGCGTGGCAGCTGCGGCAGGAAAAGCAGCGCGCGGACAAGGCGGAATACTCGCTGCTGGTACAGGAAAATGAGATCATGGAATGGGAGGCGGACAACGAGCGCAAGCGGGCAGCCTTTGAACAGAAACAGGCGCAGCGAAATGCCGTTGCCATTGAAACAGCACGCCAGCAGCGGGACGAGGACATTGCCATTGCAAAAGCGGTGGCCGAAAAGCGGGTGCAGCGGGCACGGGACGCACGGAAGATGGACGAGCTGAAGCGCAGCATCCGGCAGAACGCGGCACAGCTGAACCAGATGCTGCTGCGGCCGTCGAAGGACAAGTATGTGCAGAAAAACCTTGTGGATGCGGCGGCACAGGTGGCAAAGCTGGCGGACATGACCATTCTGAACAACAAGGCCGTGAACCAGCTGACGAGGCTGCAGGACCGGATCCGGCAGAGCGCGGGCAGCGAGAACAGCCCCAATGCCATGACCGAAGAATGGAAGCAGACCGGCGTGGATACCCTGATCCAGACGCTGCGGGATGACCTGCAGGCGACAAAGGACGCAAAGCTGACCCGGCTGCACGAACAGCTGGCCGAAGCCGAGGCGCTGCCGGACAGCGAGAAGGCGCGGGCATTGCAGGAGCGGCTGCAGCGGCGCATCCGGGAGACCGAGAACCGCACCTATCTGCCCATGACGGTGGATCAGATGCGGATGATAAAAGCCATCACGAGCAGCACGCTGCATGTGATCAAGAACGCAAACAAGACGCTGAGCCTGGCAAAGGCCGAGGAAGTGAGCAAGATCGCGGAAGGCGCAGCCAGCGAGGTGCGGCAGAGCAAGGGCAACCACCCCGGCGGAAAGCTGGACGGCGTGCGCAATCTGCTGACGAAGTATCAGCTGGACATGCTGGGCGGCCAGCGGGTCTTCCGGATGCTGGGCGGCTATGCGAAGAATGGCCAGATGGAAAAGATGGCCAACATGCTGAACGACGGCCAGTACCGGCAGACGAAGATCACCGTGGAAGGCGAAAAGCTTTTTGCCAACGTGACCGGAAAAGAGCATGTGAAGGAGATGCAGGCCTTTGCGGGCCCGGGCGCAGACCTTGTGGACGTGGGCCTGACGGACGGAAAGGGCAACCGGGCCCCGCTGACCCACGCGCAGCTGTGCAGCCTGTACATGCACCTGCAGAACAAGGACAGCATCGAGCACCTGATGAACGGCGGCTTTGTGATCCCGGATGCAAAGCTTTACAGCAAGGGAGACATTGAGCAGGCATACCAGAAAGGTCAGACCGTGCACCTGGGCATGACGACGGAAGCGGACGGCACGCCCACGGCAGACAGCATCCTGCAGACGGTGGAAGCGGCCATGACCGACTATGACCGGGCGTGGTGCGCGGACATGAAGGAGTTTTTTGACCACTACACCACGAACCTCATCAACGAGACCAGCCTGCAGCTGGTGGGCTACCAGCGGGCCACCGTGAAGAACTATTACCCCATCGCGGTGGACCGGTCGGTGCTGGCGACCCAGATCGAGGGCCTGAACCTGGACGCGACCATTGAAGGGAGAGGTTTCCTGAAGAACCGCGTCAAGAGCAGTCAACCCATTTTGCTGGAGGAGTGCAGCAGCGTGGTGCAGCGCAGCCTGCGGGACACGGCGGCCTATGCGGGCCTGGCAGCGCCCATCCGGGATGTGCAGAAAATTTTGAACAGCAGCGTGGAGACACAGGAAGGGCTCACCAACCTGAAGAACGGCATCATCAAGGAGCAGTGGGGCCGAGACGCGGTGAGCTACATCAACGATCTGCTGACCGACCTGCAGACCACCCAGCGCAAGCGGCCCAGTACGGCAAACCGGGTGCTGGGAAACCTGCGCGGAAACTACGCGGGCGCGGTGCTGACCCTGAACCCGGGCGTGGCCATTGCGCAGGCGGCGAGCCTGCCGACGGCAGCGGCGGTGCTGGGCGGGGATACCATGGCAGCGGTGGTGCCCTTTGTGAAAAACCTTTCGCCCAAGGCGCGGACGGCGCTGGAAACGGAGATCAGAGAGCACGGGGACGTACTGCTGGACTGGCGCAAGCGCGGCAGCCAGAAGGGCGAACTTGCCAGGATCGGACAGAGCGAAACAGTGGCCGAGAAGGCCATGGACAAGCTGCCGACGGCACTGACCGGCTGGATCAACGGCATGGACGAGATCACGGTGGCAGCGCTGTGGGAAGGCAGTAAGCGGTATGTGCGCAGCCACGCGGCCGAATTTGAGGGTGCGGACGTGACCGGAAGCCCGGCATACTGGGAAGCGGTGAGCCGCACATACCAGAAGGTGATCGAGCAGACCCAGCCCAACTACACCGTGATGCAGCGGGCGGGCATCCAGCGCAACCCCAACGAACTGCTGAAGCAGCTGACGATGTTTACCACCCAGCGCTTCCAGAACTACGGCATTTTGGCGGACGCCATCGGCGATTACAACGCCCAGGCAGAGCGCTACCGGCAGAACCAGAGCGAGGAGAACAAGGCGGAACTGCAGCGGGCTGCGGCGCAGCGGAACCGGGCCATTGTGAGCCAGGTGGCGCAGACGGCTGTGTTCGCGGTGATGAAGATCGGCGCGGATTTTCTGCTGCACCGGTGGGACCGGGAGCAGGACGAGAACGGCGACGTGACCGCCAAGAGCATGTGGCAGCGGTTCGCAAGCCTTTACACCGAGAGCTTTGCAGGCAACTTCCTCTACGGCAGTGAGCTCTACAGCCTGATCGACAACGCGATGAACGGCAAAGACTACGACGTGCTGAGCGCGGCAAGCATCAGTGTGGTGAACGATCTGGCCGGAGATGTGGAGAAGTTCTTCAAGGAGTTTCGGAAGGACACCGGCGAAATGGACGAGACGCAGCTGCAGCAGCACCACGACAAGCTGATGCAGCGGTTCATGACCCTGCTGGAGGACGGCTTCGAAGTGGCGGGCGTGCCCTACGGCAACGGCCGGAAGATCGTGGAAGCCGTGCAGGGGTATGTGGAAGACATCGAAAACCTTGCCAACGGAGGGAAGTTCAGCTTCAACTCGGTGCCGCAGAGCGCCACCGGCCAGTACGACCGGCTGTACAATGCCTATGCCAGCGGCGACAGCGACGAGGCAAAGGCAGCGGTGGAAAAGCTGAACGAGATGGGGAAAGGAGAAGACGTTTACAAGCAGCTGAAGACCCGGCTGGTGAAGTACGACGCGAATGTGAAGGCAGCGGCCGAGGCGCAGAATGCGGGAGATGACCAGAAACGGTATGAGCTGGAAATGCAGATGATCGAGCAGCTGAGCGATGCGCTGAGACTGCCGAAGGGAAAGCGTGGGGACGTGGTGGACTGCGTGACCGGCGCGGTGAACCAGCTGGCGGACAAGTTGCTGAAAGGCGACAACTCCAGCGCGACGGACGACCTTGTGGAAGCCGTGGACAGCTGGGACGCCAGTGCCGTACAGGAGGAGTACGACCGGCTGGCGAAGGCAGGCAAGAGCGCTTCGACGCTGAAGGGAAAGATCACCGAGACGGCAAAGCCAGAGTACCTTGCGGGCAGCGACGCCGACCGGCAGCAGATGGAGACCATGCTGCTGGCACTGGTGGACGCGGACGGCAAGGCACTGTACACGGAGAAGACCTTTGCCCAGTGGGTGAAGGCGGCGGACAAGGCGGAAAGCGAGGAGAAAAAAGACCCGTATGCAGCGGTGAGATAAGGAGAGGAAAGGCCCCCGGCCGTTCATCTGAACCGCCGGGGCCTTGTGCGTGATAGAAAAAGTCTGCAACAACGACGACCGCGGCCTGCGGCGGAAACACAAAAAGTCCGCAGTGTTGCGCCGACACAATTTGTGATACGCTGGACACAAGACGGAAGGAGGGAAAAACCATGCGGGTGAAGATCATCCGAAAGACATTCAGCGGGGTGGAGTTTTGCCCGGAGATGCGGGTGCTGCACCTGGGCGGGCAGTCCAGCGCCAACGTGGAGCGGCTTTATTTTGAGCTGCCGGAGGAGTGGCAGGGCAAGAGCGTGACGCTGCACATCCAGCAGCAGGACGGCACGCTGCCTGCGCCGATCCTGCTGGACGAGAACCAGAGTTGCGTGGTAGGCAAGGCGTTCACGGCCGCGAAGTGCGGCAGCTGGATGCTGCTGGCGCTGGGCGAGGACGGCTACCGGGCACTGACACGGCCGACAAAATACGACTGCTACGAGACGCTTGCCACCGACGGCGACGCCGAGATCAGCCCGACGCAGTATGAGACCTTTGTGGCGCAGGTGCTGGTCTATGCCAACAGTGCGCAGAACAGTGCGAAAGAGGCGCGGAACAGTGCGGCTGCAGCGAACCGGGACGCTGCCATTGCGCAGATGGCGCAGAACACGGCCCAGACGGCGGCGGCGCGGGCGGAGACAGCCCAGGGCGCGGCGGAGAGCGGCGCGAAGCGGGCAGAGGATG